AACGAGCCACTACTCCGGTCGAACACACGGTTGAGAAAACCTCCTAGAAACAGGGGGAGATCTCCCGTTCGTCCCTTACGGAACGAATGGTTGATACCGACCTGACCAAGGTCAAGCCATTTTTCGATGGCTTTTCCGAACTCAGGTAGGGTAATCGTTAAAAACGAGAACCCCTCATGTTCGACTCGCCTCGTGACGGTATTAATGTCACGAGTGGCGCTCGTGCAACATCTGTCAGCGCATTCCTGCGCTAACAGGGACCAGAGTGACATCAGGCTTTTCACCTGTCCCCGATGATTAGTCGAGGTACACCTCCTCTATCGAAGGTTCAGGATCCATAGCCTATGTTACTAAGACTAGCTGTGGAAGATCACCTGCTTTTGCAGGTCTTCCGGCAGCGATTCGAACAGTTCCGTTATGTACACCCACCCGTCGTAACGGGCGTCCTTGACCATCGCGACAGAGTCGCAAAGGTCAAAGACACAGGGTGCGTAACGCATGCCGGGCATACCCGGGCGGCCTTCGATCGCGTTAGCGTACCGAAGGACCATCCAGGTGCCCTTCTTTGTGAGGAGCCTTTGGGAGTTATCCCATGAGCACCACACGAAGTCATGGGGACTTTCGCCCCCGGGATTTTGGGACACTTTCGTGTTCCTCTCTCTCAGGGGTTATCCCTGAGCGTTAGCTCGGGGAAGTCCCGAATTGTTTTATTAACTGCTGTTACAGCTAGCACCATGGAGCGATGTCCCTTACGGGACACGAACCTACCTTACGGCGAACTCTACGGGCTAAGGCCGAGCAATTGCTCGACCCAGCTCGAATTAAAGAGTTCCCTGAAAGAGAGATGAACGAGATCGAAGACTACGACCACGAGAAGGACGGTTTTGTAACCGACCCTCAAGCGGACGTTGATCTCCGCCCCGTCACCTCTCCCAGGAGGTTCAGAACGGCGGATAGAGACCGACTTATCCTCCCCTTCCGGAGAGGGTTCGTCAGAACTCCACCCGCCATTGCCGCCACTACGACTCACCACCAAGCACTTTGGTGATGACCGCGTTCGAAGATGCGGTGAGCTGGCCGTTAAAGCCAACCCACACCGCAAGCGCCTCGGCCGCCGTATAACCCGCGGGCGGAAGATCGAAGACCGTATACACGGCCATACCGACCTTCACGTTTTCCGCGGGAACGAACGGATCCGAGGTCATCTTCGCATGGTCGACCCGGACCAAGCGACGCTGCCGCTTCCCGTAGGAATGCGACACCGTCATCTTGATCAGGCCATCCGAACTCAGATACTCCGACTCTGTCTCATCCACGCTGACGCGCGGAAGCGACGAGGTCGCAGCACTGATCGTGATGGTTTGGGGGTCGGCTAGTGCCATAGGCATCACTCCTAGGGCCCCGTTCTGGGACCCCAATGGCGTTTGACGAGTACTTCACTAACTGCTAACTCTTAGACAAACCAAGAGCAGCAGCTATGGAGAGCTGGAAGGGTGACAAATCCTCCCAACTGACTCCGAACCCAAAGGGGTTTGCCTTGATCCTTCGTTTTGACTCAGTTATGAGTTGGAAGGACCCAGCGGAAATATCATTCCGGGTATAGGTATCTTCAATCATGGAGTGCTCCATGAGATATCCGTACCGCAAAACCAGATTATCGCCTGCGAACGCAGTCATGTTGGAAATTACATCTCCAACATTTGCGAACCAGTCGGTAGCCCAGCTCCAGGGAGCTAAGTTCCAGAGAGCTTCAGGCGTCAGTGTCGTGAGCCGCTTTATCAGCGACGCACGGGTGCGTATGTCACTACTCCACATTGAGGAGTCATCCCCTCTGTGAAGATAGTAAGTATAGGCACCAGAAAACCATTGACGCTTGGTGGTCTTTCGCAAACGGAACACAGTCCCAGTCGGCCCTGAAACAATCCCAGATCCAGAACGTCCGCCTATATAAGGTCGGACGCCGCTGTATACTGAGGTTGAAGCATGGCTGACGGACGATGGAAACTCCATGCGACGCCGTACAACGCGCCCCGCATCGCGCCTAAACTGACGAATTGCTTCATCAGCAGACGCGATAACATTCGCCGCCTCCATTATAGAGGAGACGAGTGGGGC